CTTCATGACCTCGTCAAGAAGGTGGCTGCAAGCGCCCGCGAATGGCGCATCGATAAGCTTGTGATCGAAAACAAAGCTGCCGGTCACAGCGTGGCGCAGGAGCTTCGTCGCCTGTATGGGCATGAGGATTGGAGCGTGCAGCTCCTAGATCCGAAAGGCAACGACAAACTGGGTCGGCTTTACGCTGTGCAGCATCTGTTCGCAGAAGGCTTGGTGTACGCGCCTAATTTCTCGTGGGCAGATATGGTCATCCAGCAGTGCGCCGTGTTCCCGAAGGGCAAGCATGACGACTTGGTCGATACGGTCAGCATGGCTGTGCGACACTTGCGTGAGATGGGCATGTTGGTGCGTGGCTCCGAATGGACATCGCGTGTCGAAGATCAGATGCAACATCGCGGTGCGCCACCGTCACCGCTTTATGCTGTTTAATGATGGGGATGGAAAATGAATTGGCAACCTATTGAGACTGCACCGAAAGATGGCCGTGAGATCCTCACCTATGGCAAGGATGATGACGGCGAAGAATACTTCTGGGTCTGCGGCTGGTGGCCCTATCCAACGCATGAGGAAGGCCACTGGACCTGCTGGCACGTTTCCGATTGGGCCACGCACTGGATGCCACTGCCCGAGGGGCCAAAATGAAATGGGAGCCTATCGCCACCGCGCCAATGGATGGCACATGGCTGTTGCTGACAGGCTTTAAGCGAGCCAAAAACAAGTCTCCGATCAGCCACCTCTATGTCATCGGGGCTTGGTTTAACGTCAGCGACAAGCACCCCAACATGGGAGGCCATTGGTATTTCGTGGACCGAGATGGCTGGTTCGTCACAGACCCAACCCACTGGGCAGATTTGCCGGACCTTCCTCCTAAACAAAAGCCTGTGCTATAGTTCTCTCACCGCTGTTGGTCCGTGGCGGGGAAGGTTTGGCCGCTCGGTGCAGGTCGAATCGTGGGAGGCTTCCACAACCGCCAAAACGGACCGATAACCGGAGAATAAGATGGTTCAGGTTCTGGCAAATGCCGTTGTTGATATTGTGAGGCCCTCTACGCCCAAGGGGCTAGGGCTGTTTCGTGTCGAGGTCTGGGGGAAGCCGCCCTACGACTATACGCGCACCTATGAAATACAGGCGAAATCCGATACACTAGCGGCCCAAGAGGGCATCCGGCGTTTCGTAGACGAGATGGAAAAGCTGCCCGCCGAAGGGAATTGATCATGCCGCTGACCCCCGGTCTCGTGCCAAATATCCGCCAAGTGATGCCTGAGACTGAGCAAAGTCTGGGCGGTGAAGACCTCGTTGTGCAGATTGACGAAGGCAAGCCGACGACCGAGACCGACGAGAAGGGCAACATCCTCAAGATTGAGCATCCCGATGGGTCCATTACTATTTCTCTGGATGGCAAACCGATTGACGGCCCCAGCGAAGCAGAACAGGCCAAGGAATGGTTCCGCAACCTTGTCGATGAAATCGATGATGGGGAACTCAACCGCATCGGCAACGATCTCGTCCAAGGCATCGAAGACGACATCCAGAGCCGCACAGATTGGATTGAGGATCGTGCCCAAGGGCTGAAGCTTCTGGGCCTTAAGATTGAGATCCCCGGCGTTCAGGGAACCGCTGACGGCGCACCTGTCGAGGGGATGTCAAAAGTTAGACACCCTCTGTTGTTGGAAGCCGTGCTGCGCTTTCAGGCCAATGCCAGATCAGAGATGCTGCCGACCGATGGGCCTGTGAAGGTCCGCGATGATTCGATGGGATCGACCACGCAGCAAGATCACCTTGCAAATTGCTTGGAAAAGGATCTCAACCATTACCTGACAGCGGTGGCGAGCGAGTACTATCCCGACACCGACCGCATGTTGCTGATGCTGGGCTTCGGCGGCACATGCTTTAAGAAAATTTATTTCTGCCCGCTGCGGAACCGTCCGGTTTCGGAAAGCGTTGATGCAGAAAATCTGATCGTGAACAACGCAGCGACCGATCTTGGCAATGCCAAGCGCATTACGCATCGCGTATTTCTGCGCCCGTCCACGGTGAAGCGTCTCCAGATCCTCGGTGTTTATCGTGACATTGATCTCGGCACGCCGACCGATCCAGATCTTGATGCTGCAAAGCGCGAGAAGAATGCCATTGAGGGCGTTGCGGATTCGGCAATGAACCCTCTGGATAGGGATCGTCAGATCTACGAATGCTATTGCGAGCTGGATATTGCTGGCTTCGAGCATAAGTGGAAGGGCAAGGAAAGCGGCCTTGAGATCCCTTACCGCGTGACCATCGATGTCTCTACCAAGCAGATCTTGTCTATTGTTCGCAACTACGACGAAGAAGAAGATCAGCTCCCGATGGCTCGCCAAAACTTCGTCAAGTACACGTTTGTGCCGGGCGTTGGCTTCTACGACATCGGCCTCTTGCACATCCTCGGCAATACCACAAACGCCATCACGGCTGCGTGGCGCGAGCTGCTTGACTCTGGCATGTACGCAAACTTCCCCGGCTTCTTGTTGGCCGATACGGGTGCGCGTCAGAACACAAACATCTTCCGCGTTCCTCCGGGCGGTGGTGCGCTGGTTAAGACAAACGGTATGCCGATCAATCAGGCCATCATGCCGCTGCCATACAACACTGGCGCTGCACCGGCCTTGATGAACCTCGTTGACAACATGGCCCAGACAGGGATGCGCGTTGGCGGCACGGCTGAAATGGCTGTGGGCGAAGGCCGCGCTGATGCGCCGGTCGGCACAACGATTGCATTGATCGATCAGGCCACAAAGATCCTGAACTCGGTGCATAAACGGATGCACGCGTCACAGGCTGAAGAGTTCCAGCTCTTGGTTCGGTGCTTCCGCGAGCATCCAGAAAGCTTCTGGGAGCGCAACAAGCGCCCGACAACCAAGTGGAACGAACAGACGCTTATTCAGGCGCTCAACGATTGCGAGCTGGTGCCACAGGCTGATCCCAATACAGCCAGCCACACGCAGCGCATCATGAAGGTGATGGCGCTGAAGCAGCTCCAGCAGGGCAATCCATCGCTCTACGATCCGATTGCTATCGACATTGAGGCGCTTCAGACCATTGGTTGGTCGAACCCAGAGCAATTCATGGTGCCAGCATCGGCGCAGGGCAACCCGCCGCCGGAATTGCTGCAAGCTCAGTCCAAGATGCAGAGCGAGCAGACACGCTCTCAGGCCGATATGATTCGCGCACAAGCGGAAGCAGAGGCCAAGCAGATCGACGGGCAAGTTAAATTGGCGAACCTCCAGATGCAGATGAAGCGTCTTGAGGACGAGATGGGCATCTCTGCTGGTTCGCTCGAAGAAAAGCGCAAGGATCGTCTCGCAAAAGAACGCATCCAGCTTATCGACCTTGCACAGAACCTCGCGGTTCACCCCGAGAGCGTCCCGCTTGTCGCCCCGCTTGTTGAGCCTGTCTTGCAAGAGATGGGCATACTCAATCAAACGCCCGAAGGAGGGCAGCAGTAATGGCTTTTCTTTTACCAGTAGCCACAAGAATCTTGCCACGGGCTATGAAAATCATTCGTGGCTTGGACAAAGCTGGCACAAGTCAGATGTACCGCACATCGACGGGTCAGGTGCGGAATATTGCCGCTAATGCTCCAACAATAATTCGCGATGCGTCTGGCAAAATTGTTAAGCTTGCTCCGGGCCAAACAGTTCCTGCCGGTGCAACGGTCATCAACGTGGCTGAAGCGCCTGTTGCTTCGATCATGGCTGGCGGTGCGGGCGCTGTTGGTATTCCTACAGCTCTTGCTTATCAGCGCGGTGAAAAGGGTGAAGGCACTGTTGCTGCCCCGCAAGATTCAGAAACCATGATTGATCCGGCATCGGGCGCAAGCATGGGGCGGACAATCTCCGACAATCCTGTGGTTGCGCGTGCGATGCAAGTCACAACACCTCCAGCGGCTGCTGAAACATCGACAGGAACAACGCAGGGCGGCGATTATAATGACGTTTTTAACGTCCCCTATAATTCGCAAGGCGGCGATTACAACGATGTATTTAATGTTCCGTACAAAGCTCCTGCCGGTGGAAGCCGTCCGGCTCCGCGAGCGCAGAATGCTGGACCTGCTCAAACCGCTCAAAAAGCGCAAGAGCCTTGGTACTCCCGCTTCATGCCATCTGACCCATATGCTGGCATGTCCGCAGCCAAGTTGATGGAACGCGCCAACGCAAATCCAGATGATGCTGCTGCGTTCTTCCGCGCTGATGCTGCTCTTCGCAAAGAACGTCCTGAGATGTTTGAGAGAAAGCAGGAAGAAGGCATGGCCCACGGCGGTGTTGCTGGTGGCAAGCATCACAAAGATGCTGTGGTCATGAAGGCTCTCGAAATCATCCACCACATGCTGCGGACACGTTAATCATGGACCCTCGGTCACGGATCATTCAGGACGCTTTGCGTCTGGCGCGGCAATACGGCGCTGCCAGCAGGGGTTACGCTGACGGAGGTATGCCAGAGGCTCCCCAACAGCCGATGCCCATCCCCAACGATCCTGTGGCCTTGGCGAGGGCAACCATTGCGGCTCGCCCCGCATCTGCCCGCTTGGCTCCAACCGCACAGCAGGAAAACCGTCCAACGGTGGTTGTTTCACCTCGGCCCGGTAAAGGCGGTGGTCCAACAATCCATCCAGAAGCAGGTTTCCAATTTGATCCTAATGCGCCAGTTGACGACAGCGCCGAAGATCCTTGGTCGCCAGCTACGCCAAACCTGTTGGGGGCCAAGCTGCCGCCACCGGTTCAGCATCCTGCGCTTTATGAGCCACGGATGAACAAGTTGACGGAACATGCCGGTAAGATCTTCCAGAATAAAAAGTTCCAAGACTTGATTGAGAAGCATGTCGGCCTTCGCGGCCTCTCAATCATGCCTACGTTGGGGACATGGAACGGCGAAATGGAGCCGTCTTTCATTATTCAGCACCCTGACATGACCCCAGAACAAGCTAAACAACTGGCCCACATTCTTGGGTTCGGGTTCCAGCAGGACGCTGTGGTCCATGTAAAGCATCATACTGGGGCTGAAGAAGGCCGCGATGCGCTGCTTATTGGCACGGGTAAGAAGCTAAACCGTCAACAAATTGACGATATTCACGACAGCGCACGAAAAGAAGGCATTGATTTCACCATTACGGGTGATGGCAAAGCCGCTAAATTCTTGCATTTCGGACCTAAAGAGAAGTATGATGACTTCCTTAATAAGGTTAGCCGAATTGCTGATACGCATAAACTCAATGAACGATACCACGCTCTTACAGACTCGGAGCTGATCAATGCAAAAGACTACCTCCCCAACATCTTTCAGGGACAAGCTGGCAGCGAAGGGCTTTCGGCCAGCGCCGAGCGATCACCCGATCTATTCAGAGGGATCGTCGATCATATTCTTGCGCCATACGCCAAAGCAATCGCAGCGGAAGGCTACCGCCTCTCGCCTGAAAGGCTCGCGCAAACCTACGGCTTAACACCCGAAGAGACCACGCACGTTCGTGAATCGCTCTACCCAAGCGGTAGAAAGGTCGATGATCGCACGACTGTTCCTTTGATGAACGGCCAAGAAGAGCTGGATGTTGTGCCGACCGGCAATCGCGGTCAGGCAACGGTGACTGACGTTCTTCAGGCATTGCAAAATCGCGCTGCAAGCAAGGGCCAGATTGAGCCGGGCGACCATAGCGATGCAGTTAAGAAGCGCATTGCAGATGATATTGCGAAGGAAGTTTCATTCCATGTCGCAAATTCTGACAAGTCAGCCATTGGCTGGTATGACGCTGCGCTGAAAAAAGCGATGGG